TTGCATTTTCTACAAATTCAAAAACACCTCCAGGAGTAAATGATTTAGATCCAAAAGAAGATATAAAAGAATTATACATATATCTATTAAATGCCCTGTTGAACATTTCTTTACCTTCTTTGCTTGTATTGTATCCATATAATCCTTTTAATTGTTCAACAGCATCAGCATCTCCAGACTTAAATACATTTTTTTCAATAACATCAAACAATCTAGTAGGGCTTATTGCTTCTATTCCTGTAATTCCATTTAATTGTTTATTGGTAAATAAAGTTTTATCAAAGCCTTGAGCTAAAGATCTTGCTACACTTTTGTCATAGAAAGCTAAAGTTTTACTAAATATTGTATTAGCTTCTTTTAGACCAGAATTTAATGATTGAGCGTCAACTAATACTTTATCTAAGTAAGCATCTGCAGCTTGTTGACCATTTGTTTTTAAAGTTGCTTCATAACTTGTTTTTACCGTAGCATCATCCAGTAAAGATGTTTTATTTAATTTTCCAAAAGATTCTGTTAGATCGTTTTCTAAAGCTTCTCTTAATGAAAATAAACTTTTTCTAACATCAAAGTATTTTGTTTGTTGTACTGCTTTTGTTAATAGTCTTTGAAGACCAGCATATTCTTTAAATGTAAACGGTTTTACAGAAGTTCCTTGAATGGCATCTATTAATTGATACAGCGGATCAACTTGTTCTGATAATTCATATACACCTTTTTTTACTGGTGCATAGTTTCCACCTAAACCATCTATAGCCGGTAAAAACTTTTTATGTTCATTAATAAAATCAGCTGTAACTTCTTTTGTTTTATTTAATTTTATAACAGCAGGATTACCCACATCATCTGCTTTATTAAATAATGCTGTATAATTAGAACTAATTAAATTAGCATGTTTTTCAAAATTATTTTTAAACTGAGCTAAACTTGCAACAGATAAAGCGCTTGTTTTCATTATAGGCGCTCCAACCATTAAATCTTCTAAAAAAGCTTTACCTACTTTTTCTTCTGCCTGTCTTAATGCTTGATCCCCAATTTTAGATACAAATGGAAATACCCCTATAGTTTTAAAAAATGTTTTAGCAAAATAAGATAAAGGTCCTTTATCTATTCCAGCAATTAAAGGAAGAGGTAATCCTTTTTCCTGAGCATATTGAGCTAGTTCTAAAGCCTTAGGTCCTTTAGCTCCAAATAAACTTTTAACTCCTTTGCCCGCCATACCCAATACTGGTAACATTGCAGTTCCTACTCCACCCCAAAACAAAGAATTTTTCATTGCCTCAATAGTAGCTAATGTAGTATCGCTTTCAACTTCTTGTGGTTTTAATTCTGCTAAATCACTTTGAATTGCTATAGCTAAATCTTTACCTACAGATTTATTAACAAGATCATATGCTTGAACTCCTAAACCTGCTCCAAGCGCTCCTCCAGCTAATGACATTGCTTCTACTTTAGCAAGTTGTTGATATTTTCCACTTACTACTGCGTCAGTAGCTCTACCAACAGCTCCTAAAACACCTCTTGTAAATTTTAATTTTTTTCCTAATCCTGGAATTTTTTCTATGTAATCTGCTAATTCTGTAGCACCTTTTGCAAACAAAGTTCCTTGAGCTGAATTAGGTTTGCTTAAAGAATTAATTAATAAATCCCTGTTTCTAATATAAGGAATTAAAGATCCTGTTATGTCTCCAACAAATTCTGCACCAGGTCTAGTTGGAATTAATCCTGTTATATCACCTTTGAATACTGATTTATTTTCTAGCGCAACAGCTAATGGGTCTTTTGCAAATTCTTTTTCTTTGGCTATTGTTCTTTGAGTTTCTGAAAAAGTTTTTACAATCTCTCCCATTCTAGGACCTTTCAAAACTCCTTGTTCTAAAAGACCATCAATTACTTGTAACTGTTCGTTTGAATATTCTCCAGGATTAAATGATTGCTCATTTAATTTATTTTGTAAACTTCCTATAACATTTGGAACTTGTTCCGCCATAATTATCCTTTAATTCCATATTGGTTTGCTAAAGCATTGTTAATATCTGTTATAGATTTTTCTTTAAAATCTACTTTACCTTGTTGGGCTTTAGGAGTAGTTGTTATTAATCCAAGTCCAGCATTTCCACCAATTGTTCCATACATTTCTTTTGCAATAGAATAATCATCATATCCTTGTCGTCTTAATTGTCTTACATAATTTTCTTGTTTGTTTTTAAGATAACTTTGTACTTCTCTTAATTCTGCTTGAACCAAAGCGCCATCTTTAAATGGAGTTAAAATATTAGTAATTTTATCAATATATTCTAAATCTCTGTTTGTTAATCTATCTTCATCTTTAAATGCATTAGCTAAGAAATATTTTAATGTTTGTGCAGTAACTCCGTTTTTAGCTAAAATTGCTTTAGTACCTTCATCTAAATTTTGAAAATCTTTTGATATTATTTTAAATTTATCATCTATTTTTGTACCAAGATCTCTCATTCTTTTTGCTTCAACTCCTGTAACTATTTCTCCTGTGTTAACATCTATAATATCTTTATAACTAACTGACTTTCCTAAATCTCCAACTGCTCCCGCAACACCTACCACTCTACTAAATAAATATTTAGCAGCTCCTGAAGTACCTAATGTTTGTGGATCTTGTAATAGTAAATCTGTAACTAATGCATTTGCAGCAATGTTATCACCTACTTTACCAATTAATTTAACAGTATTGGCATCCGTGTCTGCTTTCTTTAATGAAAATTGACCTATTTCATTTACAGGTACTTTATATTCTTTTCCTTGATATACGTAACTTGTTTCTTTTGTTTTATCATTTTGAAAAGCAGGAACTTGTGAAATTGTTCCATCTTTTAATTGTAATGGATAACTTCCTACATTTATTTTTAAATCTTTATTTGCTTCTGAAGCAGCTTTTCTTTGTGCCTCAATAAGTTTAGTATCTAATTCTTGTTCTTTTAATCTATATGCTGCAAATAAATCAACTGCAGGGTTTAATGCATTACCTAATACTTCTCCAAAATTTCCTTTACCTGATAATAAACCAGCTGCAAATTTTAATAAGAAAGCATTACCAGAAGCGGTCCTTGCAAAGTCTCCTAACTTATCAAATACTCCAGGTTCTTTAGTTTGTCCTTTTGGTGTAGGTAACCCTGGTTTAGTTTTATCTGCTAATTCTTTAGAACTGTCTTCTAAGTTTGTAGTAAAAGTATCTTCTTTTGGTTGAAAATCTCCTAATGGTGCAACTGTTCCTGCTGGAGTTACTAATGGTTGTGATACACCTCCCTCATTAGAAAAATCACTTCCTGCTGGTGGTGTTCTTCCCGGTGGTGTTCCCCCTGCACCTGTTCCTCCATCTTGAGAAGTTATATCTTTTAAATTTAATTTTTGTGGTGGGCCATACATCATAAAAGATGTTTCTGGATCCGTTGTAGGTTCTCCCGGTATTCCTTCTCTTTTTTGTTTTTCTATTAATGCTGCATACTCTGGATCATTTGCCATTCTGTAATCATTAAGCATCTTTGCTCCAACAAAAGGAGCAGCAACTATTCCAGCTCCAAGCACATAAGGATTCGCAGCCGTAGCTAATACTGCAGGTGAAGCCAACGCTCTTACAGCACTTCTACCTAATAAATTTTTTATTCCTGCTCCTTGAAAAGCAGCTCTTGCCGCTGCAGTGTCTGCAAATCCAGAAGCTATTAAACCAGGAACAGTTACTTCTCCAGGTACCCCTGCTATATTGGCTGCTTCTTCTACTGCTATATAACCAGGAGCTTGTTTTGCTATATTACCTATACCTTTAATTCCTGTACTAATTCCTCTACCAATTGTTTTATATGTTTCTGGATTAAAAATTGCTTGACCAACTTTTCTATATGTTCCTCTTTCACTAGCACTTGCAGGATCTACAATTGCTTCTAAACCCTGAAACAATTTACTCATTCCTTGTGCTGGTGGATTTGAAACTGCGGGTAAGTAATCTACTTTTACAACATTACCCATTCTATCTAATGAATAAACTTTACCATCAACTGTTTTAGTTGTGTAAGGATTATAAGAAGGTCCTTCAGGCGTTATTGGAGCTACTCCCATTGGACCAGCACCTAGTTGATATCTTCTTGGTTTTAATGCACCTACTCTTAAAGCTTTTTCTCTAAAAAATTTACGGTGTAATACTGGGTCATTCATTAATCATTCCTAAGCTATTTTGTTGTCTTTGGTTGATTTAAATTAGCATAAACTGAATATGCTCCTATACCTGTACCCACTGTTTGTGCTAATGGATTAACTGTTGGTGTTGTTGCTGCTGTAATTCCTGATTGTGATGTAGGACCTGCAGCATAAATATTTTTAACAAACTCTGCTCTTTGGAAAGGTTCATATGCTCTTTGTAATTCAGTAGCACGTTGTGCATCTAAAGTTTGTTGTGCTAATTGTCTTTGCACTCCACCTGCTTGTAGTAAACTTTGAATATCAGCTTGTCCCATAGTTTGTTGTTGAGCACCAATACCTGCTAATTGAGTACCCATTTGTCCTAACTGCTGTCCACCTGCTAAACCAATTTGTTGTTGTTGACCTGCTAATTGTGCAGCTGTTTGAAATCCTGTTGCTTGTAATTGTCCGATGTTCGCGAGTCTTGCTCTTTCGATCTCGGCTTGTTGAACACCTTCTCTTCCACCACCAAATGCTCCAGCACCAATTGCTTGTGCACCTAATTTATTTTGTGATTGTTGTGCTTGTCGTGTTACTTCATCAATAACATATGATTGATATGGATTAAAAAATTGATTTATATTTGGTCCTTGTAAGGCTTGTAGTGTTGCACCCTGACCAGCTTGTAATGAAGCAATACCTTGTTGAACTGTAGGAGCACCCACACCTGTAGTTCCAGCTTGTTGAAATCCTTGTTGTTCGAGTGCCGTTGGCTGTGCTACTTGAAATTGTGGTATATTAACTGGAGTTGCACCTAGGTTTAAACCTATGTCCATTAAACCAATTTTACGCTCTTCAATACCTGGAGCTTCTCTAACTATTTGAGTTTGAATTGCTGGAGCCGAACCTCCACCACCACCTGATGAACCACCCATTAATGTACTCCTCCTATAAATTTATCCATTTGAACGTGACTGAATGTAAATCCTAACGGTGCTAACATTTTTTTCCATCCTGGTCTTCCAAATATTTCAATCTTTTTAATACCATAATTTTTAACAGCCCACTTCTCAAACTCTTTAATCTGATCAACCCATAAAGGTAGATCATGACCAGTCGCCATATTAACTATCCCAACGTTATAGTTAGGTTGTTTAACAATAGAAGACACACAAACTCCATGTATATCATCTTTATCATCAACAATAACCCATAACTGTTCAAGACCTAATTTGCATTGTTCTTTAACATGCCAATGGTCTTTAGGATTAAAGTTCCTATTTAATGCTTCTTGAATTCTATCTTTTACAAGCGGCCAGACTTTATCAATCTCTTCCGACTTGAACTGTATCAAATGCATTATGCAGCCTCTGCTCTAGACTGTTGTAATAAATCAAAAACTCTTTTAAATCTTGCTTGTTGATCGTAAAAATATTTAGCTCCTTTTTCTCTCATTTGCTTCATATTATTAGGATTAGCACCAGCAATAATTCCAGCACCTAGAACACCATCTGTTCTAGTTACAAATTCTCCATCTGCAAGTTGAGCAAGAACAGTATCTTCATCTTTGTCTCCATTACCTGTTCCATCCATTATATGTCCGTTTGCTCTAACATAATTGTTAATATCGTTTTCATCATGAGTTACTTTACTTGGTAACACTTGACCACCCATGTTATATTTTTTAATTCCTCTTAATGTGGCTAATCCACCTTCTTTAGCTCTAACCATTTGTTCTGCTACTTGATAAGGCATGCCTGGTACTTGACCTGAAGCGTATACAGCTTCTGGTGGGACATAATTTTCAGATCCAGGAATTGCTTTACTAGTCATGTTACCTTGAGCATCATACTCACCTACTTTAAATTTTGGTGGACCTACTTGATTATAAATTGCTGGGTTAGCATAATTAACATTGGCTCCGTAAAATAAAGATTTCTTTGGAGCATTAGCTGAATCAACAAAAGATTTATAAAGAAGTCCTGCTCCTCCTAAACCTCCATACAATTCTAAATTAGTTAAATTTCCTACAGGAGACTTTTCACCAAAAAATTTACCAGTAGCTCCAAATCCTTCTCTTATTGTATTCATTATCCCACCACCGCTTGTAGCTGCGCCTGGTATTTTTGATTCACTTAATCCTAATGCTACTCTTTCAGCACCACTTACACCTGTTATAGCATCTGTAGATAATTGTTTTGCTGCAGCATCAGCAGTAAATCCTTGAGTGATACCACCAACAGCTGCTCCTAATAAAGCACTTTGTAAGGCTTTCTTAGTACTTGCTCCTGTGAGTTTACTTATTGCGAATCCTGTTAATGCGGGTATTAAAAATGCTGGTATCATATGTTACTAATATATTAATATACTCGCCTATTTTAACGAATTTACTAGCTCTTAGCAATATCGAGCGATGCTGGATCTATGTCACTATTGATATTTTTACCGTCAATTTGTGTAGCTGTTTCGGTCTTTTTAAACTCGTCTAATAACCTACCTGTATAACTAAATTCTCCATGATGAGATATGTATTCATCTACCAAAGCATACATTTTTATACCTGCATGTTTTGCTAATTTACAGAAATAAAAATCTTCACCTGTATATGTCTTAGCTTTAGGATCCCAATATGTGTCAAAGAAATTATACATATGTTCTCTTGTTACTAACTTACCATCAATTAATGTATGTTGATTTATAGTAAACTCTGGATATTCTTTTATTAAAGCTTCTATAACAGATCGTTTAATTAACATACAACCTGCAGGACCTCTTTCAACTTCTATAAAACCATTTTCAACTGTTACATTAGTTGGATTTGGAACAGCCATTGTATATTGATTGCCTAATAGTCTTCCATCCAATGTTGATCCTTCTTGAATTCTTTGTTTGATTTTATCAAAGTCTAATCCTTTAATTGGATATGGAACTAAACAAATGTCTTTGTCATAATTTATCATTCTTTCAATCATTTTATAGTTAAAAGATATATCTGAATCTATAAATAATAAATGAGTAGCTTTAGTTCCCATAAAACCAGAAACACAAAGCTGTCTTCCTTGTGTAACTAAACTACTTTTCATAACCTGAAACATAACAGGTAATTTTCTAACAAAACATTCTTTTTGAAATTCTAAACAAGCTTTAAAATAATGAATAGACACATCACTGTGTACTGGTGTTCCTACAAATATACTTATCGGTGCATTAGATGCCATTTAAAAATCTCTCCCAATATGTCTTTATTACATTCCAATGGTAGAATTGTCTATAGTACTGCATTTGAAATTTCATAGCATCTGCATTTAAACTGTTAACAAAATCAGGTAATACATCAATAGCCCCTGCAAATTGTTTAGATAAAGCTTCTTTATCTTTTAAATAAGGTACATAAACTGGAAATTCAGCACAAGTTTCATACAATGCTCCAAGGTCCGTGGTCACTGTTACGAGGCCAGCTGCTAACGATTCCATGGCAGCTAAACAAAAAGTTTCTTCAAATGTAGATGGATGAATATAACAATCATATGTATGAAGTATCTTCATTAACTCTTTATGATTTAAATAACCTTTGTAATTAACATTTTTAATTGTTTTTGCTTTATCATATAAAGCTGTAAATTGATTATCAGATACTTGTTTAAAATGATCTCCGTAAATTTGTGTACTTGAATATATATCTAATTCTACTTTATCTGTTTTAATTTGTTCCATAGCAGAAAGTAAAACATCTAATCCACGCCAAGGAGTTGAAGTATAAACAAGCTTTAATTTTTCTTTAGGTTTAAATTCTGTTTTCACTATTAAATCATCATCGAATCCATTTTTAATAACCAATGATATATCTGTTGGTATATCAAATATCATTCTGTATTTTTCATATGTCCAATGTGAATTGAACACGTACCAATCGTATTTTCTATGATTTAATTTATTCTTGAACCAAGGATAAAGATTAGGTTGATCGTAACTATTATGTACCCAAAGGATATTTGTTTTATCTATTAGTAAAGGTGTTTTTTCTGGAATGGATGTAGTGATATTAACTTTATCAAGAAGCTCTTTTGATACGTATTTATGTAAATACTCTAATTGAATTTCCGTGCCACCGTAGGGGTTCATTATTTAGTTTTACCAAATACCTCTAAGGATGCAACTGTTATTTTAATATCTTGTTGTAAATGTTCTGCTTGTGTTGGAGTGTTAGGATTTGCTACATCAGCATTAAACTCAGCAATAGAATTATATACTTCTCCAGTAATTTTATTTTTAATTATTTCTTCAGCCTTAGCTGGTAATATTGGAACTTCTACTCCATCAATTATTGTAGTTTTCATAAACTATTATTATATACTATTAAAGTCTTCCCTGTCCACGATATTCTTTACGATCTTTTCTTTTATTAGGTCTTTTACTATGTCTTCCAGGTCTTTTTTTATTAGTAAATTTAATAAAAGAACCCGAACCATTACTTATTTTTCTAGCCATTTTGTTGAGATCTATTTATCAAAGCGTATGATATTTGTCCAGAGATAGCATTTTCGGTTGACGATTGAAATTTTAAACTATCTCCTTCTTCTAAAACTAATGTATTATTTACTGCATTATCAGTTGAATCTGCTCCAATTATTGTGTGAAAAAACTTATAATCAGTTGAGGCAGAACTGTCTCTTAAATAAAGATTAACCTCCGTAGACGAAACTGTATCATTAGCTAAAGTTATTTCTTTAACTATTGCTCTTGATGAGGCATCAATCGTTAACACTGTTGTAAGTGTTGATGTCGTCAAATCATATCCTTGTACTTTATAAACTATTGTCATGTGGTTACTATTGTAACTGATCTTACACTTGTAGCTAGTTGAATTCCTGTAATTAAGGATCCGTTTGAAGAATTTATTTGAGTATTTCTTCTACCTGTTCCTATTAAAAACCAACTTAAAGTTTGTAAGTCTTCTTGAATTTCATCGTTAAAACTTGTGTTTAATTGATTTTGTAAAGTTTCTAACGCTTGATTAATTTGTCTAAAATTATTAACGGTATAAGGATCCTGTGGTTCCGGTATAAGAATATTTATTTTAGCCATTATGTTTGTGGAGCACTTCCGCCTCTGCCGTCTGGTTGTATATCTACTCTAAATATACCATAACGCCAGTTGTCGTTAAGTGCATCGTTTTCAATTTTTATTGACGCAAGTCTCCCTCGCGCGCGCGTGTCTATCTTATCTGTTGTTGAAGATACTGTAAAGGGTCCCACAGTTGTTTGTCCCTGTGCCGTGGTTGAATCTGCTGGATAAGCTTTAAAGAATAAAGTTACTTTAGCATTACCATCTAAATATTTAAAATCAGGAATAAATCTTCTTATTTTAATAAAAAATTCACCATCTCCTTCTATATCTAAATCAAAGTCTCCTGATCTAATAAAAGCAGGTATTGTAACGTTTGTGATATTTGTACTTGTTAAATTAATAACCTCATTCACACCTACCTCATGTGCAAATACATAACTACCTCCATTAGTAACACCATTTATTGTAGGAGTGTTTGGAGTCAGAGTGCTTAAATATTTAGTAGCACTTGGATACTCTAATACATGAGCATCTTCATATGTTGTTCTTGCAAGTGTTCCTGTAGTCCAAGATTGAAGTTTATAATTATAAGTAACAACTCGATCTATTTCTGTTGATGATGCTTGTGGATAAAACCAGTTAATCTCTGTAAATAAACTATTATGTCCCGCAAATACCGATTCACCATTTGTAAAATTAAGTCCTAAAGAATCTCCTGTTGTAGTAAATACAAAATCTTCAACTGTAGAAGGTAATGCTTTAACTGTTCCATCAAATACAAAGAAGTTTCCAGAATCACCCATCCAATACACAGCACCATCTACGAAGATCGCTGCATGTTGTCCAATGCAACCACAATTAGATCCAACTTGACGTATGCTAAATGTAAAAGGAGGTCCTACAAATTGCATCGTATAAGCAGCTTCATCTGTTATAACTAATATATAATCTTTACCTTTAACAGCAGCTACAATTCTACTACCGTTGTCTAATCTAAATGTCCCAGCTGTGTTTGTAGAAGTTGGTTCATAAACATCAATATCCTCTTGATCTGAGAATCTAATAAACATTGGATCTTGAGAGGAAGGTGTACCAATAGTTGTTTCTGTTCCAAAATGAATTAAATGCCTGTCTCTATCTGATACTCTTGTTAAAACTGTTGCTGTAGGATTACCCGCTACAATAGTTGCACGTGTATTAACTCCTGTGCCTGCTGTTGGAGCCCATTTAAAAGTTTGTCCGTTTTTAATAGTTGCAATTAATAATTCTCCAAAATTGTCTAATGACCATGATCCAGCATCAATGACTGTATTAGATACTGTTCTTGAAGTACCCCAAGTAGATAAACTCCATGTTCCTGCTCCCCATCCATAACCAAATGTCGCGTTTAATGGACCAACAATAACATATGGATTTGTTATAAGTGATCCCCCTGTAGTAACTCCAGTTCCTGTTTCTGTTACAGGCATAGTAATTGTAAAGGTATTTGCAGTGGGTACTGTTTTAACTTCAAATGAATTAGTAGTAAAATTTGCTGATGTAAAACTTGTTGTAGTTGGTCCTGGTGTTGTTACACCTGAAAAATTAATTAAGTCTCCTACCAATAAACCATGAGCATTTTTATTAATAGTTACAGTTGCAGAACTTGTTGTTGATGTATATGTACAACTTGTTAAGGCTGTGCTTAAAGGTGTAATATCATAAAATTCTCCATCAAAAAGAACATATAAAACTTTATCTGTACCTATAACAACGTATCGTCTACCAGTTAAATCGAACCAAGAATGTATGTCTCTAGCTGCACCTACTAGTATAGATGAATTAATCTGCTGCCAACCACCTATCTTTTCAGGTGATCCATATTGAAAACGTACATTATCTCCATCAATCCAACGTCCCTCTGCTTGGGATGCAGTATCATTCTTATCAAAGCCTGGAGGTAAGGGTATCTTTTTTAATGGCATATTTATTCTTATTATACATTAGTTTTGACACTAGTTAAATTATACTATATAAATTCTGCTATCATATAATACGCCTTTTTGCTATTATACAACGCAGAATTTATGAAATTAGTTATATCAGATGTTTTAAACCAACAAGAATTATTTACACTATATAGTGAAATAATATCAACACCAGGGTGGTATCTTAGTAGAGGAAGTATACAAGAGCAAGACACCATAACTTCGGCTGGGTTTTGTGGTATTAGAATAGCAGATTCTAATAATTACTATCACCCATACTTGATGGGAAAAATAAATATTATTTTAGATAAAATTAAAAATGAATGTTTAAAACAAGGAAAAATACTTCCTAATAAAATTTTTAGAGTCGACTGTGTGGCAAAGCAAAAAAACGTAACAACAAAACCACATGTAGATCTTGATCAAGAAAATGCTATTAGTATAGTTGGATTATTAACTCCAGTTTGGAATAAAAAATCAGGCGGTAATTTTTTTATTTTAAACAAAGAAAATAAAATTATAGATGAAATAGAACATAAACCAGGCCAATTTATAGTTTTAAATGCAAATCAAATACACGATGGAAAAGGTCCTGATATTGAAACTGAATATTGGAGAATAATTTTAAACATAGTTTTATTTTAATGGAAAAAGAATTATTATTATTTTCTGGAGGTCCTGACAGTACAGTTTTACTTAAATATTTTTTAACAATTAAAAAACCTTTAGTTGTTTTACACATTGGTATGGGATGGTGTAATGAACTTCAACCAAGAGTAAAAATACAAAAAAAAAGAGTTGATAAGTTAATTAAATATTTTAAAAAAAAATATTATAATTTTGAATATATAGATGCTGGTATTTTTTTAAATTTACCATATAATAATTCACAGTTTGGTACAGATGATCAATGGTGTGCTTTTATTGGAGCTTTGGTATGTAAGACATATAATTTAAAAAAAATGTGGTTTGCTTCTTTTAGTTATAATTGGGATAATAGAATAAATTTTGGAAAAGAACCTCCTTATTGGTTATTACAAGGTAATATGAATTATTATTTAAATTCACCTATTCATTCCTTAAAGACAAATATTCAATTTTGCATACCTAAATTTTCATATAATCGTAAAGAAATTGATAGATTTAAAACAAAAAAAGAAGCTTGGGATTATTTAGAACCAGAGCTAAAAAAATTAGTAAGATCTTGTGAATCAGGCTTGAATTTTTGTGGTGAATGTTATAAATGTCAAACATGGATCTACCATAAAATGATCGATAAAAATAAAAATATACTTTAATGAAAGGAAAAAAATGAAAATAATAATATTGTTTGTGGTTTTATTTATCACTACAAATCTAAATGCTAATGAGACAAAAGATAAAGTTATAAAAAGAGGAGTATTAAACTGCGGAGTTTCTCAAGGCAACCCTGGATTCTCTTCCTCAAATGAAAAAAATGAATGGTCAGGTATTGATGTTGATATATGTAAATCTATTGCTGCCGCTGTACTTGGAGATGCTAACAAAGTTAAATATTTTCCAACATCAGCAAAGGATAGATTTGAAATCTTAAAATCTGGAGATATTGATGTATTAATTAGAACCACAACGTATACATTAACTAGAGATGCAAGTCTTGGTATTGAATTTGCAGGAATAAACTATTTTGATGGACAAGGATTTATGACTAGAAAATCACATAAAATTACTTCTGTAAAACAATTAAATAATTCCACTATTTGTGTAGAAACTGGAACTACAACAGAATTAAATATGAGAGATTATTTTAATACAAATAAAATTAAATATTCTCCTATTGTATTTGATAGTCAAGATGAGATAATTAAAGCATATGATATTGGAAGATGTGATGCTTACTCAACAGATAAAGCACAACTAGTAGCTCAGAGATTTAAATTAAAAAATCCAGACGATCATGTAATTTTGCCAGAAACAATTTCAAAAGAGCCCTGGGGCCCTGTTGTAAGAAATAATGATGAGAATTGGGAAAACATAGTTAGATGGTCTTTATATGTAATGATAGAAGCTGAAGAATATGGAGTTACTTCTAAAAATATTGATTCATTAAAAGACTCTACAAACCCTACCATTAAAAGATTACTGGGAATAGAGGGATCTCTTGGTAAACATTTCGGTTTATCTAATGAATGGTCTTATAACATAATTAAACAAGTAGGTAATTATGAAGAATCTTTTGAAAGAAATATTGGTTCTAAAACACCATTTAATATTGATAGAGGTTTAAATAAACTTTGGAGCAAAGGTGGACTACTATATGTTCCTCCAGTTAGATAACTTAATAAAATATGATAACTTTAGATGAAATAAAACAAGAAGAAAATTTTTCACATAGTATTATTGTTACTTATCCAAGAACAGTACAAATATCACATGGTGTTTATGATAATGTAGTGGACATGCATAATATGTGTACAATGATTTCTTTAAACATAGGAAAAGAAGAAGTTACAAATGTTTATGGAGGTAAAACACCATGGGGATTTTTTAATGATAAACCAGAGTTTACAAGGTTTATAGATTATGTAGTTCAAAAACATCAAATCTCAAATCCCTTTTTTAACAAACAAAATTGGTATAATAAGGATATAGTATTTGATTCTTGGGGTAATGAGATTAAAAAAGGAGACAGTATTGTAATGCATACTCATCCACATCATCATTTAATTTTATATTTAACTGAAGGAGCTCCCTTGGTACTTCCAGAACTTAAAATGACTATTCATCCTAAAAAAGGTCATTACTACATATTTCCACCTCATATATTACACGGTGTAAACAAAATTGAAGAAGTAGGTAAAACCAGATATTGTCTGGTTACTAATATTATATCAAATGGAAATTGGAAAAAAAATAAAATAATAAAAGAGGCAACTGATGCAAGAGAGAAAAAATAGTATTAAAGACTTTATAGGTGTTTATGATGGATATATCCCAGATGAAGCATGTGATCAAGCAATAGAGTTATTCAAAAAATATCAGGAATTCAATAAGGTATTCTCAAGATTTACATCAGAAGGAACAACACAAGATAAAAAAGACGATAAACAATTATTTTGTACAGGAGATGTTTTAACGGATGAAGAATTTAATGTTAATAAATTAAAAGCATTAATGATTAATTTTGATATGGCATTAAAACACTATTACATTGAAACCAATATTAAAAAATATACTGGAGAAGACATTATAACAGATCATGTTAAAATCCAAAAAACTATACCTTCTCAAGGATATCATATATGGCATATAGAGCATAACCCAGGAAGAGATATGGAAAAAAGAATTCTTGTTTATTCAATATATTTAAATACCGTTGAAGATGGTGGAGAAACTGAATTTTTATATCAATCGCAAAGAGTAAAACCTGTTAAAGGTAGAATTGTAATATGGCCAGCTGGATTTCCTTATGTGCATAGAGGCAATCCTCCATTAAGTGGAGAAAAATATATTGTTACTTCTTGGATTAATTATAAATAATTAAGGTCTAGCGCCTAATCTTGTAACTTTTTGTTCTCTTGTTTCTCCCTGAACATTGTTATTATCCCAAGCAAGTTGAGATTGGTAAGTTTGTTCAGACAAATTAAATTTATCAATATATTTTTGAATAATAGAGATATCTGTAATGACAACATCTTCTCTTGGATTTTTATATTCAATTTGTTTTAACCCATCAGAATGATATTGAATTGCATGTATTCTAGGATCTACATTATTCCAAAATTCTAAATCATTATTAATAACATGACAACGTCTTATTGGAAATTGAGTGTCCGATGTTTCTAAATAAATTTGTTTGTCAGAGGGTATAACTGTTAAATGCATAATCTACCTTTAAGTTTTTATAATATAATTTAATACTAATCCAGGTTGAAGAACAGAGTTTGCTGTACCTGCAAAGTTTGCTGATAAAGTGTGGTCATGAGATTGACCTCCACCTGCTGCTTGAGTGCTTGAAGCAGCTGCAAAGGTTGGATACATTTCACCTGCAGTAAGGGCTCTCTGCACATTTGCTGCACCTCCACCGTGAGAATGTGAAGCGATCTGTTGAGTAGTTAAAGTTGTGGCACCCGTTGATCCTGCAATGTTTCCAGTTGGAGTTACAGTATTTGCTCCGATACCTTGTGCTAAAGCTTTAGAATTTGCTGAACTAACACCTACAACCGTTCTATCTCTTAAATCTGGAACGTTAAAATTTGCACCCGATCCACCGTATGTGTAAGCAATGACTGCAAATAATGCAGCATAAGTTGTTGTAGAATAAGATGTACCATCACATAATAAAAATCCAGATGGAATTGAAGCTGATCCCCAAGGAACAACTATTCCAGTATTCACACCTTGAATACCTGTTAAATATGCTCCGTCGTAATTATATTTTGTTTCTGCGTAATTTGCCATAATTATTTATCTTTGTATGTCCAACCTACTGTTGCATTACCTGTATACACTAAACTAAGTCCAGCACCTTGAGTTGCAATAACTAAGTTGCCTGAGGTATTTGCTATATTACTTCCGTTGGGATTGATTGTCAAATTGTTAGTATTAAACTTATAGTTTGAGTCTATTATTGAAACTTCATCACCAGCGACTGGGGACGCAGGTAAAGTTAATGTCCATGCTGCAGTTGATGTATTAGCAAGTATTTGTGCTCCTGCTTGAACAGTTACAGTTGTAGTGGCTGCTCTCCATACTCTAGATTCAATAAGTTCTCCGACATTAGTACCATCTGAATACAAAACATGTCTATTTCCTTGAGCTAATAAAACACCAGTTCCAGAAGCTGTTTTAACTGTTAATGAATTATTTGAATGTACTGTGCTGTCTATAATATTATAAACTTTTTCAATACCGTCTGGCACAACTACAGTTGTTGCTCCAGTTAATGTTCCAGTAAATTCTAATGTAGCATTTCTAGCATTAGAGATTGTAGCATCTGTCATCACTAATGTTGTATTAGTAGATGTAAGTGCTACTGATTGATAACCAGCAATTGCTTGTTGTAATAAGTTTAAATTTGTATTTGTTTTATCACCCCAGGTTCCAGAGTTTTCACCTGTTACCATTAACTCCAGTTTGAGGTCTGTAGAGAAACTAGATGCCATAAATTTCTTTTAAATTTGTAATAATACCTAATTTTAGTTTGATTAAGCCGCTATGTCAACAACCGCCCAATTGTTAGTTACACCTATATCCACTACCGCCCAATTGTTAGTTACACCTATATCCACTACCGCCCAGGCTGTAATAAATAAACGACCTGTAGAAGTGGTTATATTTAGACCTGTAATATCTGGTGCTACATCTACAATTATAGACACTGAATTTATAGTAGTTGTTGCAGATACTGAAGTTACATCTACAAGTGTATTTGCGTCTAATTCAGCTGTTCCTAAACTTAAAGAAATTACATTTCCAGTTAAAAATACAGCAGCTGTAATATCAACTTCTTCATCTCCTATAGAGATAGTTAATGAACTCCCATTTACATCTATATTAGCATCCGCTGTAATAGAAACCGTTGCTACTGTAGTTGCTAAAGATTGTCCTGTAACAGTTGCATCAAAATCTATTTGAGCAGATATTGTTCCAGTAGTTGTAGCAGAACTTATTCCAGTTAAAGTAAGACTAGCGTCTCCTGTAATAGATAAAGTTCCAGTAGTCGTGTTTAATTGATTACCAGTTACATCAACTTCTTGTGAAGGGGTAAGAACAGCATCTGCTCCAATAGAAATATCCATTCCACCGATATTGCCCCACGAGCCATACCCCCACGATTCAGTGCCCCAAGGTAAATCACCAGGAGAAGTAACATAAACTTCAATTGAAGGAACCAATACGGTATCTGTTCCTAAAGTTAAATTTAATAAATTAGTTGTTATATTAGCATTAGCATCTGCTGTTATAGAAAGAAAATCTGTAGTTGAATTTAATAAATTTGTATCTAAATTTAAATTACTATCAGCGGTGATAGAAAGAGAATTTGTTGTTGAATTTAATAAATTAGTAGATATATTTATTATAGCATCTTGTTGAATTTCTGCAGAACCAACATTTGTGGATAAAAGTAAACTTGATAAATCAACACTAGCAAGTCCAATAATTTCAAATCCAATTGTTCCTGCCCAAGCACTTGATCCCCAAGTATTTTCTGACCATGTAGTTGGAATAGCAAATGTTTGAGTGGTTGTATTTAATTGATTTCCTGTTACTTCAACATTTTGTGTTAAAGCAATCGATTCATCTCCAATATTAGATTCTAAACCAGAAATACCAGCGTATCCTGAAGAACTCCAAGATCCTTCACCCCACGTGGTAGAAGTACCAGGTGACGTTACGTTTACTGTAATATCTGCCACCTGGCCCTCCTAAAATTATGCGATTCTTAATATAGCTGCTGCTGATGTAAATGCTGGAAATACTATTGTAAATGTTCCTGATGTTGCTGTTTTATCTGCACCAAAATCTAAAACGCAAACTGCTTTATTAGTAGCAGATGTATTATAAATTAAAGCTCCTCTAGCAGTTAATGTAACTCCTGTAAAAGATAAATCTGCAAAATCTACTATACCAACAGAACCATCAAGTGATACTGTTTGACTTTGTAAAATTCCACCAGTTGCTGTGTATTGTCCTGAGTTAGCAACTTCTCCTGAAGCTGTATACGCTGTAGTAGCTGCGGATAAGTTAGCAGCTGATGTATATAATGCTAATTTAAAAACTTGCCCTGAACCTGAATCGAAATCGTGTACTGCACCTAAAAGTTCTGACTTAAATGTGTTGCACACTGCTTGTGTTATTGCCATATGTTGTACTCCTTATAGTTGTTATGGGGATGGTGACGGTACTTTAATTCGTAACGTTCCATCCTGAAATTCGTCTCTACGTCTTCGACCTGTTTGTTCTAACGTAAATCCTTGTAATGCCATATTATACTTCTCTTGATACAGTTTGTACATATCCATGGGTCCTTTTAAATATGCAAAAGCTTCTACTAAACAAGCATATAATAATAATTCTGGTGCATTAACTGAAACATAAGTTTCTGTATTTGTCGTACTTAAACCATCTGGAGTATAAATATAATCTAATTCTACTACAAAAGCTGAACTTGGTGTAGGAGCTACTTCAATAGCATTTTCTCTAAATGTAGCGTAATACTTAGGAAAACCAGTAGATCCTGATGAATTATATTCAGTTATAAATGTATCATCTCTTGGTTCTAGTGAAACTTGAATACCAGATGTATTTGTAGCAACAACTGAACGAACAATTAAAGCTCTTCTTGATGTTGTTGAACCTGAAGACTGTGGAGAATCAGGAAGTATTAAATATTTATTATTAGCTGTAAATGTAGACGTCGCGTACTCGCGCGCGTAGTCAGCATCTGCTTCTCTAAATATCTTAAATTCAGCATCTCTAATAAAACCATTTACAATAGTAGCTGTTAAAACTTCAGAACCTACTTCTGTATAATCTCTAATTTTTTGTATTAATTCTGCGTATGTCATTTTATGTTATATTAATAGTTACTTCACCTACACCTGTGTAAGCTGCTCTTCTTGTATTAATAATATCTCCACTTATACCTGGTTGCATTCCATTTGAAACATATTGTCCTGGCCAATAATATAAATCTAATAATACATCACATGCACCACCAGGTCTTACATCTGCTCTTGGAGATTGTAATGCTTGAGCATCTCCGCCTTGAGATCTAAGTTCTAGTTGAGGTTGTTTTGCTTCATATTCTGAAAAATGTACGAATGAACCATTCCACTCTTTAACCATTTCAAGATAAGGAAATTGCATTCCTGATCTATCTGATATAGCTAGTGATCTTTTACCTTTAGCAAATACTGGCATAAATTATCCTTGTGGAAAATAATTTTGTGGTGTTATATATAAACTAGTTCTTTGTCCATCTTCGTCCAAAGCTCTTCTCATTTCATCTTCATAAGCCATTTTTAATAAATCTATTCTTTCAGG